TTGAAGCTAGAGACTGAACTTCAGCAATATCTTCAATTAATTTTGAATATTCGTAATGCTTGTTGATTGTAATTGTAACTTTACTATTTGTGTTATCTTGTAAAGTTACTTGTGTATTAGCTGCTTTAGCCGCTGCTGAATCACGAGAAGGAACAGGAATATACACAGTATCTCCCTTTTTACCTTTGTGAGACATCTTAGTTACTAAGTTAGCTAGTACTAGATTTTGTTTATAAGAGCCAATAACTTCATCCGACCAAAGTTCAGGAATAAAATTATTCGCAATAGCTGTTGTGACTGTAGAGCCACCTGCAAAAGAGTTTGCCATTTTATTCTCCTATAGAATATTATCTAACACGACCCTCAGCATACGCTTGCATAATCTCATCAGAGTTTGCAGCATAATATTCAGGGTCTCTTCTTTGTAGTTCAATTAAATCTGACCTACGATATATTTTTTTACCTCCAACAGAATCTCCACTTGAACGAGTTTCGGAGCTAGTTTGTAGAAGTTCCTTGTCCCTAGTCTTTTGTTGTTTCTTTTTTACTTCATTTGTCTTATCAATCATAGAAAGTGTTTTCCATGTATCAAATAACTCAGAAGCAGAATCAACATCATAGTTATCATTGGCTCTTCTGAAAAGCTCTGTACGAACAGGACTACCCTGTACCCAATCTAAAAACTTATTATCCTGTATAGTTTCACGAAACTCAGGATGTTTAGCTTCTAGCTGAGCTATGCTTGATTGCTGTGCAGCTTTCATATTAGCTTCTTTAGCAGCTAGTATTTCAGGATGCGAAGCAACTATTTTTGCTATAGCTTCTTTAGGATTATCATACAATAACTCTTGAAAGTCTTCTTCTATTTCAGGTTCTGTATTCGTAGTTTGCTGTTGCATCGATGCTTGTTGCAATTCAAGTAATTGTTGAATCATCTTTCGTTGTTCGCCAACTTCTTGACCTTGTTCACTCAGCTTACGCTGTGCGTTTTGGTGCATTGTAATAACATCTTCTAGTGTTTTGCCAGCATACTTCTCAGGCACTTCATAAGATTGCTCCTCAGCTTCAGGAGTTTCTTCTGCTTCTTCAGCCGCAACGACTTCTTCCGCAGGAAGTTCTTGATTTTCTGTTATTGGCTCTACTGCCGCTTCAGTTTCTTCTACTATAATACTCATTGTCTTGGTCTCCGCCCATATTGGGTTATGAAGTTAAAATATCATGGAGCTGTTTCCAGTTGTTCCATGGTTGTTCTAGTTACATTTTCTAAATTAATAATATAATTTAAAACTTGTAACTTACCTTTGGCTTCCCAAAGGCCTTTCTCATCTCTAATACCATCAATATCATTGATGCTATCAGATATGTTCTTTAATTCATTTACAACATCACGCCATCCGTCATGTTCAAATAAATCTAATCTTGTTTCTAGTATTTCTAAATCTGTCATTGAATATAATTATCTACTATATCTATCTTTTTAGCTTCTGCTCTAGCTTTAGCCATGTTAAGAGCAGTTTCTGATTTAAGATGCTCCATCTCAGGAATATTTCTTACATTCTCAGAGTTCTTACGCTCAATATCTGCTTTAATATTTTCCATATCTAATACAGATTTCTGCAATTTAAGTAATTTATCTTGTTGCTGCATAGCATCTGGTACTTTACTTTCTGCATCTGATTGATATTTAACAGCTCTAGCATTATTTTCAGCAGCTTCAGAAAGTAACTTGTTAATCTCAGCTTCTGTCATACGCATTTGCATTTCTTGTCCAATAGCTTGTAGTTCTTGCTGCTGTGGATTAGGCTGCATTGCTTGTATTAGTCCGTTTACTATCTGGTCTCTGTTATGAATACTAGAGTTTTGGAATAATGAAACTAAAATTGTATTAAACGCAGGATTATCTGCAGGAATACTTTGCATTAGTGAAACCATTTGCTGCATTTCTAGTTCTTTAGCCATAATTCCCATAGTTGAATATGGAATAAACTTGTAATCTGCAACAGGATAACGCTCAAAATCAAATTGAATCTTTCTATGTAGTGATTTATTAATCATTGGAATTAAGAAAGTATTCTGAAAATTCATTAATGTACGCTTTTGTCGTTTGATAGCGGCTGACTGTGCCATAGACATACCAGAAGATGTAGCTCTGTCCGCAGCTTGTACATCTGCAGCACCAGTACCCATCTGAATCATAGCTTGTAATGAGGAGACCTGGTTAAATGTGTTAGCATCTGTGGTTCCCATATCTAGAGGCATGATTGCATCTCGTGGCGAGCCATTCGTTAGTAAAGTTTTTCCAGGTCTTACCTCAAACTTAGAACCTCTTGGTAATCTGGTAGCATCTGCTGCCATCATTGGCGTAGTTGTTAGTGCTAATGAGTCAATTCTTGCTCTCATTTCAGCATCTAACGCTTTTTGTGGGTTGTATCCCTTCTCACACACGCCTCTGCCCCAGAATTTATTAGGAACAATGTCATGTTGGTAGGAAATAAAAGGTCTGTCTTTCATCATAAAAGCATTTTCTTCTGCTCTTAGAATGTATGAGTCATTAACAATAGTAACGACAGCCTCAACCATAGTATCTTTTACATCGTATTCAAAATCATCCTTGTTTGCATTCTTTTTAAGGAATCTTTTAGGAACTTTACCCCAGTATTCTGTAATTTTAACGCTATCACCTTCATCAGCTTGGCTAGTTTCAGGGTCATATCCAAAATCAACAGTATCATAAGCACCGTCTAGTGGCACATCTCTATACATTCCAGACTCAATACCCTCTACAACATGGTATCTAGGCTTAATTACCTCATGTGCAACACCTAAAGCTTCATTAATGGAGTTAGCAGAAGGGTCTATTAAGAACTCTTTGGGGGAAATGGGTTCAATTCTTACATCTATCACAGGTCTTTCGACTAATTGACGATTAGTTGCCATAGTCCCTTCTACTGGAACCTCCACAGGTGAACGCTCTATGTTTTGTTCTACAACAATCTTTCCAATACCAGTACCATATATAGCACCGTTTAAGAAAATCTCTGATATTGCATCTTTACAACCTGTTTTTTCTAGGTCTTCTTGCAATAAATTGCGTACATATTCAGCATCTTGTGGATTCTGGTCCAACATATCATCTTTAATGTCAAACCATTTACCACGACCAAATGTAGCTTCTTCTAATTCTGCAACAGTAGCTTCTACTGCTTGTTGTAATGCGGGAGATATGATTCTAGACTTCTCAGATTGTCTAGTTCTGTCTTCTTGCAGCCATATTCCACGCCATAATCTGTAGTATTCATCCCATTTATCAACATAATTAGTATCTCTCCAGGTTCTCCAACCTTCTAGACGATACATTAGCCATGATGTTAATGCTTGGTATTTATTTTCTTCGTTCATTACTCTTTAATTCCAAAAAAGTCTTTAACACTATTTAAAAGTTCTGGCAAATAATTTTTTCTTTTCTCTTTTCGCCAATTAGATTCCATTTTTTGTATATCTTTATCTGCATAATACATATCCATTACATTATCAGCTTTAATTCGCGTATTAACAAAGTCTACAAAAGGTTTTGGTAAGTTTGAAATAAATTCTTCTACTTCTTCTTCTGAAGCGTTATCCATTTTATTTTCTAAGACTTTTTTAGTTAAAGGATATGCAACTTCTTTTAATAAAGAACCTTCATTAAACATTGCTAATAAATCTTCTACTGATAAATCGTTGTAATTAATATTTTTAAAATTACCCTCTTTATCTCTTTCGCCTGATAAGTTTCTTTGTTGTGCCATAATAATACTTATAGTAAGTTAAGCGTAATATAACATAAAATTTTATTAGTAACCTGCTATTTCGTCAACAGGTTCCCATTCATCATCATAATCTATAGAAAAAGCAAAATCTGCTATAGCTACTTGATCGATATAAGCAAGTGCATCAAGCATATCATCATGTGATAAGTGATTAGGAAAGTCTAACATCTGAGAAATAAAAGGTTTCCACTCTTTATCTTCATTAAATGTTATCTGACCATGCTCCATCCTGCCTTGTAACGCCCATGTTATACGCTCAGTCTTCTTTTTGCCGCCATGTCTTAACTCATCTAGGTGGACAAAGCTGTCGTTGCTACGCATCTCGTCTTGTAAATAAGGCAATATAGCATTTCTTAGTGAACCAGTCTCAATACCTACAGTAGTAGCTTCATAAAACATAGCAGCTTCTAGTATCTTTCTTGCTGTTTCTTTAATAGACCACCTACCATGTTTAATATCAGCAACCCACCACTCATCAGCATTAGTCTTAACAATAGCAATAGCCGTCTCATCCAGCTTAGAACCCTTTAAACCTCGTTCTTTTTCAACAGATTCAAACCCAGCAGGGTCAACAGCAATAATAAAGTTACCCTCTTCAGGCTCTTCACCTACCTTAAACCAATCTTCTTTAAAGATTCCACCAGTAAATGTTTCAAACGATGCTTCAAACTCTTGACGAAACGCCATAGAAGACATGCTTTTTCTTGCAGCTTCAATTTCCTCGTCATCAATATATGGATTATCTGTTGAATTGAAGGAGAATGTTTCCCAGTCATCTTCTTTCTTTGCCTCATTATAAAGTTCATAAAAATGATTCTTACCTGCAGGTGTACCAATAAACAATGCACCACCTTTAACATCGGCAAGAGTCGGTCTAATAATCTGTTCCCACACATTAGGTTTCATAGAAGCATACTCATCTAGTACAACATAAGCAAGACCAACACCACGAAGAGTATCTGGTCTATCAGAACCTTTTAGGAATATCTTTCTTCCGTTTACAAGGGTGAGGCGGGCGGTGTTTTCGTAGGCATCAATAATAATGTCTTGTCCCAGCTCTTTTAACATAGACCACATAATATCTTTAGCTTGCTGGAATGTAGGACCAATGTAAAAGACATCCTTAGAGTCAGACTGTAGTGCCTTAATTAACAAAATCCAAGCAGCCAGCCTAGACTTACCAAATCTTCTACCTGCAGCAACTACCTTAAACCGAGCCTCAGAATTAAATATGCTTAATTGAGCAGGATGTAACTCAACATTAAGTTCTGCCATCAGCTACCACCTCAGCAATAACCTCATCATCAGACTTAACATCAGGATTCTTAAGTTTCTTACCCTTAGCCATTTCAGATATTTGGTCAGTAGTTCCAACATTAATAACTAAACCACCATCATCTCTAGTGTGTTTAATTTCTACCGCCTTCTGCGGAGGAACAATCCTATCCATACACATTTTAAGACAATGAACATCACCTTTTAATGCTTTATCTATGACTACCTCAACTATCTCTTCTCCTCTAGAGCTTAAGAGTTCTCTAGCTAATTGAGTATATTTATTGACACTTCCTTTAGGTCTGCCATTGGGATTTCCAGACTTACCTTTTTTAAACAAATGAGGAAGATTAGCGTTGTTAGCTCTACCATCCATTTAGTTATCTCCTTAATGAGGCTAAATTACTTAAGTTTACTTAAGTTTATCAGTAGTATCTTTAGTAGGAGGTTTTATTAGTGGTAGGAGGCTGAGTCGGCCCCTAAGGTGTCGTCCCTGTCTGCTAATTTTTTCTCCTGTTTGCAGATGTTTCTGATGTTTTACTTAAGTAGTCGCTGTCGAGTCTACCTGATGAATTAACTTTTGTCTAGTATTTTCTTTACTTTTTGTTAAAAACAGTTTTAAGAGGTCTCAAATCCTCTCTCGTCTGCTAGTGATTGTTTATTTTAGCACGGGTATCACAAATAGGCTCCCCCTGGGCTTTTATGACTCAGGAAATACTCCATTTCAGGCTGTTAGTTGTCTGCTGGTGTCTCAGATTACAAATAAATGTCAGCGTGATTCACAATCATTCGTATTTCTGAGATAAACCCCAGTAAATATTAGTTCGCCTAAAGCTCACTAAATTTATCGCCTATTAGTCCTACCCTTGGCTGTGCCAACCAACCTCATAGATAGGCATAGGGTTTATAAAGAGATAACTTTTATATCGCAAAAAGCGAAACCTTAACTCTCCCTCTGT